GGCATTGGTTTAAGCGTTAAAATTCAATCAGCTTTTTGTAAGGCTGAGAACCTTTACAGCGTCAGCCATAAGTTTTTTGAATCCGATGCATATTGAAACAGAAACATAGTCAAGCTGTTTGTCAATGAGCTTGTCAGTTTCAAGAACGATATCAGAGTTTGAGATAAGTTCAAGAGCATATTCAGAGTCAATGCCAATAATTGTATCGCTTGCCACCTGAGAAGAAGCAATCATGGAAGTACCGAACGGGAAGTGAACTATACCATTTTCATCATATGTACAGTCCTGCATTGCAGACATTGAGAGTATAGAAGCAGCAACGGACGGAGCAGCAAGAAGAACGTCCATGCTGAAATCAGAGAATGAGCCATAAAGAGCAGTTATATCACTGTATGCAAGAGAAGAACCGCTTATGGAAGAAGCAGTAACACCGGTTTTAAGGGTAGTAACAGCCTTGCCGACTATTGCATTGGCAAGTTTTTTGCCGATAGCTCTGAGGGTAACAGCATAAGCGTCAATTGACTGATTCATAAGAGCCTCATATGAGGTTGAAACGAGTCTGCCTATTTTGTCAAGAGCTATGTCAGATGAATCTTCAGTAATAGATGTTACAGGGAGAGAATTTCCCTGAGTTGTCACAGTGCTGTAGGCAGATGTGCCGTCAGAAACGGCAAAGCCTCTGTATATGCGTGAAGAAGAAACTGTTTTTACAGCAACAATTCTGTCAAGGATAGAGTCAGCCATGCCCTGTTTTACAGCTCGTGAAACGAATTCAGGGAACAGAACAGCACTTTCAGTAGTAGAGAAGAATTTGGCGATTTTGTCGCAGTTTTTGCCGCTTACCTTGATATCAAAGCGTTTGAGCTGACGTTCATAAGCATCAAGACCAGCAAGAGCAGAATCCTTATAATTTTCTGACGGGTCGAGTTCTTCAAGAGCCTGAATGAATGATTTTCCTGAAAGGTTATAAAGACCTTTTTCGAGTCTGATAGTATTATACATAAAAATTCCTCCATTAAATTTTATTTTTTGCATTACGGATTTCAATTTCTTCAGCCTGAGCATTTTTAAGGCGTGCATCAGCGAGTTCGACTTCATCCTGAAGATTGATATTGTCCCAGACGACAGTAACCTCGGAACAGCAGCCGTTAAGGCGAAGAAAAGCGGAAGCGACCTGTTTTATGACAGGGGTAATGAGTCTGCGGTAGTATTCCAGTTCAGAGGTAAGAATATCAGCCTGCTGAGAGGACATACGTTCAGTTGATGACCAGTTAAGACCGAGAAGAAAAGGCGGTATTGAAAGCTTTGAAACGAGCTGTTCAAGGAGCTGTCTTACAGGTATATTTGTATCGATAAGCTGATTTTCAGCACCAATAACTTTGATATCAACATCACCGACAGCAATGAAGTCCTTGACGCTGCCGCCCGACATACCCGATGACCATTCAGAAGCAATCTGCATGGCACGTTCCTTTGCCATATTTCTGTCAGCGATATCGCCTGATGGCTTATATGTAACAGCATAGCGGACATTTCCCACACGGTCATAATTCTGACCGATACATTCATATATACGCATGAGAATGGAACTTAAAGCGGGAAGACCACGAAGGACAGAGCGGCCGTATATCTGACCGTCAGGGGGATTGAGAGCCGAGAAGATAATGCGTTCAGGGTACGGGAGCATAATTTCAGAGCCGTTGTCATTTCTGATAAAGAAATTTCTTTCAAAAGGCGAAGAACCGTTTCTGACTTCAAGATTGCAGACGTTGCCGTTGAAAAGTCCGGCAATCTGAGAACCTGAGTCATCAATAACAATTTCGCCGACAGCATTTCCGTATGTTATAAGGCTGTCAAGGAACATATCAGTAAATGACTGTAAAGATTTTGAGGATATGCCGACAGGAACATTTTCGATAAATCTGTCGAGTTGTTCCTGCATTGAAGCGTCATTACAGATGACGGAGTATCCGCCTGTTAAGCGGACAATTTTGCAAAGAGCAGCATCTATGACGGGAACAGCGAAACGCAGACCGTCATAAAGATTTTTTTCATAGATATCATTTCCGAAATTATAAGGAATGAAAGAGGAAGTTCTTTCGGACTGAATCATGATACCGTTGTCGGATTTAGGCTTGTCACGGGTAAAAAGACCCAAAATGAAGCACCTCCATTATAAAATTCAGCGTTCTGCGGAAAGAACGAAGAAGCCGGAATCGGTGGAATCAGAGGAACAGAGCATAGAGCTTACAAAGTAGCGGATATCGTCCATAGCATGGTCATTTTCCTTTACAGGAGCATCATATCCGACTTTGTCATTCCATTGATAGAGAGAAAATTCACGGATAGTGTCAAGGCAGGACTCAGAGAACATAATTTTTTTCTGTTTTATGGCATCGCTGACACGTCTTATGCCGCTGATTACATCATTGTCAGCCTTAATGACATTAAATTTTCCGTGTCGCCTTATGCATTCGATAAAGCTTGCAGCGGAGGGGTCAGCGATGACGCATTCGACCTGTCTTGAGCCGATAAGGTTTTCAAGAGCCTGATAATGTTCCTCATCAGTACGGGAAACGCCCTCACGTCTTGAGTCATAGTAGTACTCATCGAGTCTGTACCATACGCCGCCGGACAAGCCCCACAGACCGAATGATGAGGGATTGACAGTGCCGTAATCGCAGGAAACGGCAAATTTTTCGCACTGAGGGGGAGTTGAGAAGAAGTGGGAGTTTCTGTCAATCATAGGGTAGACAAGACCGCTTGAAGCGACCCATTTTCCGAGAATGAAGCGTTCATAGAACACGCCGGAGTACATTCTTTTATAGCGTTCCTTGATATTTTCGGACAACGAGGGGTTATCGTCCATAGTGAAATGAATATAGAGAGCATTTTTCTCACTGGCTTTTTTAATCCATTCGAGGTAGAACCAGTGATAAGGGGATTCGGGGTTGCAGTTGAACCACATTCTGGAATTGATGACGGAGCATCTTGCAAGAGCCTGTTCAACGAATGAGCGTGGCATAAGAGCGACCTCATCGAAGAAAACGCCGCAAAGAGTCATACCCTGAATAAGTGAGGCAGAGGCTTCATCTTTTCCGCCGAAAAGGTAATAGCGGTTTGAAATGCCGCAGAGCTGAACATCTATGTAATTTCTGCTGACTTTTTCCATGCAGGTGAATCCGAGATGTCCGAGGATATTGACAAGAGGGGTAATGACATTGCGTTTAAGGGAAGTAATAGTTTTTCCGCAGAAAGCGAAAGAGCCGTTTTTGAAGCTTGTCATAGACCATGAGATGAAGCCGACAGACATTGAGAGGGTTTTACCGCTTCTTACAGCACCGTCGCAGATAATGGCATCATAATTTTTGAAATCGGGGGAGTTCCACCATCTGACGGCGAGGGACTGTTTCGGGGAGAGTCTGTCAAGCTTCATTGATATCACCTGAAGCGGAAAGAGCGTTTATAAGGTTTTCAGCATTATTGAAATCTGAAGCTTCTCTGTCGCAGGCGAGGAGGAGTTCCATAGCCTTTACCCTGTCAGCGAATTTGATTTCAATACCGCCTCCTTTAACTTTTTTCAGCTCTGAAATATTGAAAAGGTCGAGTGAAGAAACAGCGGTCTGCGATAACTGTTCATCACACAAAATGAGGGAAACAGCGTCATTGATACTCCCGAAAGCAAGACGCTGAAGACCGGCGGTTACCAACCTTGCAACCGGTTGGTTGGTAACGGTTTGCAACCTCTGAAGACGAAGTTTGCAACCTGATTGTTCTAAGGTTTGCAACCCGTCAACCAGAGCAGTCGAGGGTGGAAAGCCAGCTTTTACAGCAGCCTCATAAACGTTGCCGTAAACAAGGTAGTAATAGCAGAAAAGCTTTCTTTTTTCTGATAAGGACATTTTGATACCTCCTGAATATGATACGATGAAAACCACCGTTCACTAATAGGCGATTCAGGGGTATTTTTTGCATATAAAAGTGCAAAATCTGAAAAAATTTTTTTTATTTATCCTTTGGACGAAACAGCAGAGCGATAATAAGGCCGAACAGCAAAGCTGCGGTAATACCGCCTGCGGAGGCAGTCAGGCCGCCTGTAAAGACACCAATAAAACCTTTTTCGTCAACAGCTTTTCGAACACCTTCAGCGAGCAGATGACCGAAGCCGGTAAGAGGAACACTTGCACCTGAACCGGCAAAATCGACAAGGGGCTGATACCAGTTCAGAGCAGAGAGAATGACTCCTGCAACGACATATGAAACGAGTATTCTGGCAGGGGTAAGTTTTGTATAATCAATGAGAACCTGACCGATGGCACAGAGTAAACCGCCGATAATAAAAGCCCAAAAAAAGTTCATAAAAAGCAGCTCCTTTAGTATTAGGTTGGTAACTGAAAAAAGACTGGTTGGTAACTGTTTTCAACCATGGTTACCAACCTTGTCAGAGAGGAAAACGAGGTGAGAAATGGAAGGAATTGTTTCTCCTTGTTGTGATGAAACTGGTGACATAAGAGCACCGGTAGCAGCAAAAAGCATACGATGAATTTTACCTGATTTAAGCTGCGGGAGGAAGTATCCGCAAAGGATACTTGCAGAGCAGCCGCAGCCTGAACCGCCTGCATGAACGTCCTGTTTTTCCGAATCGAACATCATAACGCCACAGTCTTTATGTTGTTCTGAAATATCGATGCCATCTTTTTTGAGGAGGTCGATAAGGAGATAGCTGCCGACAGAGCCGAGGTCACCGGTAACAATGCAGTCGAAATCGGAGGGTGAAAAACCGGTATCGGAAAGGAAAGTTTTAATTGTGTCAGCAGCGGCAGGAGCCATAGCAGCTCCCATATTGTTTGCATCATTTATGCCGAGGTCAGTAATTTTGCCTACTGTGCCGCCCAGAACGAACGGAGAGGAGTTTTCGGAGGACACCACAACGGCACCCGAGGCAGTGCAGGTCCATTGTGAGGTGGGAGTTCTCTGTCCTCCGT